TACATTAGAAGGTAGAACTCCTTTATTTAATATCTTACTTCCTAATGGTGCTTTCTATGCCAGACTTCCTATTACTGCTTTCTTTAGTGCAGGTTATAAAAGATCTGAAGTTAAAGATCTTGAGTTAAGTAATGTGGCTTATTGGGATTGTTTATCTTACCATGCAACTGTATTTAGATTTAATGTATTAAGCGTATCTCAATGTAAGTTCTTATCACGAGATCAAAAGCTACATGATTCAAGATATCTATTTAGCATTGACTATGCACAACCAGATAAGAATTTATTAGATGCTACATATTCAGAGATAGCAACAGAACATAAGCATCATCATGTATTAGAGATTAATCGTGGAGATATATGGCAAGGTAACTTTGCTTTAATGCCTAACAATAGAACACTATTTAATCTTCCAAACTATACAGTTAGAAGCGAGATACCTGACTATAAGATCAATATGGATTACCAGTCTGTAGAGACGAGCAGCTGGAAATCACCTGATAACGATACTCTTTTTTATAAAGAAAAATAACTATTTAATATTTTCCATAACGTAATCGTATCTATTCCAAATCACGTTCTCAGGTTTCCAAAAATGAACTTTATTAAATTTCATTTGAACATGATGAACAACAGTTGTGTGATCTCTGTTGCCAAGTATTACGCCAATCTTTGTATATGGCATCGAATACTTATCTTTAAGTACATTAATTAATAATGATCTTGCTATAACAACAGACTGCTGTCTATTTTTTAACATCATTTCTTTAGGATCAATTCCAAATTGATTTGCTACAACAGTTATTATTTCTTTAACATTATCAGGAACTACAACGTCATTGACTGTTACATATTTAACTATTTCTTTAATTACTAATTTTTTATATCTATAGTTATTTTTAAACATTTGTTTTGCAAGTTTATAACCAGTTTTAAAACCAACTCTATATAACTTTAGTTCTTTTTGATCTACGTTTTGATAAGTGCTTGGATTAAGTCTAAGTTTTACTGCTACTCTAAACTCTTTTGGTGTCATCATTATGGTGTTCTTCTTTCTGTCTTATGTTTGTTGAGTTAACTCTTATTTCCCCTATCTTAACCTTAATAAATAAACCTCTTTTATTAGGATCAAGAGCATGTTCGGCAGTGTCAAATTCCTCGACATAAGTAAAATAACATTCACATTTTTTAAGTCTTACAACTTTAGCCATTATTTTTTCTTCTGTCTTAACTGCTTAGTCATCTTGCAGTAGATAGATAGATCATCATAGCTATCTGCTTTATATCTTTTAGTGCATCGATATAGTTTTAATGCCATCATTATATGACCAACGTCTTCAGGATCTAATGCTGATTTTATTTTATTAAATAATACAATAGAGAATAGCTCAGCAAGAAGCGTAAAGTTCTCTTCGTAATCACCATACTCTTCGTGTCTTTGTTCTATTATTTTCTTTTGTATTTTTTCTTCAATATCTACGAAGTAACTTTTGTTTGTCATTTTATCATTTCATTTAGCTCAACCACCAAGGAAAACAAACATGAAAGGGGTGGATCGTTAAGATCCGATATAAACCTTGGTGATTGAGTTAATAACATTGTTTAGATGCTATTAGTATTGTTTATTACCGAAAGATTTATTATTTGCAAATGGTTTCTTAGCTTGAAATCCACCTGCTGGTTTAAATCCTGCAGCTTTATTTTGTGTTGCTTCTTTTTTAGTAAGTATAACAGTATATCCACCTGTTGCGTTACCTTCAATGTCTGTTCCATCAAATGCACAGTAATCATACCATTCATTATTGATGTTAACATTTACTCTCCATTGTTTTCCTTCTGGAGCTTTTGGAGAAATAGGAGCAACCATAACTGGTTGATTATCTCCTGGTTTCTTATTTGTATTTGGAACAAGGTTTAAATATATCTTGTTCTTTGGTTGGTCGTTCATCTATTGTTATACCTCATTTTGAGTTGTGATGTCGCTTCGCTTAGCATTGAATCTAGTTAAGATCGCATTGTAAGTTGCAACATCTTTTATTTTTATCTGATTAAGAAGATTTTTATTTGCTCTATAAAGGAAGTCTAGCTTCGCAGTATGAGGAGCATAATTAATTTTCTTCATCAGTTCATCAATTGTACTTGCATCATATCTTATAGCGGCTGATGTAGTACCTTCGTCATTCATAGGTTGAACAGGAATATTTAATTCCTTATATTCTTCTGCTGAAGTTATATCTTCAAGCAAAATACCCATGAAAGATAAAGCTCGTGTAATTGCAAATGTTTCTGCAATCTCAATATATCCTGGTTTATCACGAAACTGTTTAGAATAACCTGTAGCTATTACATGTTCAGGATCTGATTTAGTAATTACGCATTTCATAATTACATATCTTTCTGCATGTTCTACTATCATGCAATTTATTCCAAAGTCAGTACCAAATACTTCTCTAAAGTATTTAATCTTTGACCAAGCTGATACTGTTTTTTTACCATGTTGATTTGTGTAAGCACCATTTGCTGCACACAATTCGTTTACTTGTTTTATCTTCTCTTTCATCTATTACCTTTCAGTTTGTTATTCCTAGTCGCACATATAATCTGTGAACTAGATTTTCTTTTTCGTGTGAGCAAGTATAAGCAAACACTTCTTGTTTGTGATATGTACTTATCACCTTTGTATTAACCACTACGCTTTTAGTTAATCTTTTAAAAAACGTCTCACAATTAGATGCTGTGTATTTAACATCGTGTATTTCAAATGTATGAACATGACCATTCATAAGTATAATTGTTAGAATTAATTTCACTTGGCATTGCTAACTATTATTAATAGCAACACAGCTATAATAATAATTAAAGATATTTTAATAAACATAGCTCTAAATATTTTATCCTCTCTCTCTTTAAGTTTACGCATTATTATATCATGACGAAATTTAGTTTTAATTTGATCATGTTGTTTATGATAAAAGTTTATATCCATATTCCTGCACATAGTTTCATTTACACATACTTCCATAATGATGCCGCCTTTTGAATGTATTCATCTTGAACATCTTTCCACATGAATCCACTAAAATCTGGTGGCGGTATTAGTTGTGCCATTTGTTTAGGATCTCCTTCACAAGTGTACACAATGTTTTGTCTTGTTCTTGCTTTCTTGTAGTCTTGTTCTACGAGAAACTTTAAATAGTCTGGCTTTAACTGCTCACAACTATCTTGTGTAAACACATTAAAAGAATCTTGGTTTACATAAAGAAGATGAGGTATCTTGCCAGTGGCATGATTATAAAATGCTACTTGTTTAACGTGATTGATATCTGGGTTTTTTGGAAGATAACCTTTAATCCAAGAATAACCTTGTTTAGTATCTGATTTTCTTTTTGATCTATGTTTAGTTTTTAATTCAATTAATTTCTTACGATCTTCCATGTCTATTCTGCCAATCTTTGGTAAGATTAAACCATCAAACTTATGTGTACAATATCTTTCAGCAGCAGATTCATTTTCTAATTTAAGATCTTGAACAGCTCTCACTGTAATCTTAATCATATCAACTAAGTATTGTCTTGTGTCTTCGTGTTGTTCTTTATCTGTCTCGTTATGAGGTTGATATTTGTCGTAAAGTTTTAACTCTTCATCTATTATTTTATCTAATGAACCTCTTTCATTAAGTATTTTATTCTCTGCTTCATAAGTATATTTAACTGCAAATCTTTGAGATGCTCTTCCAATTGATACACCAGCGTTCATACGATAGCTGATATTCATATTGCGTCTATCTTCTTGATTAAAGAATGCGTACTTAACTAACCATGTGGAATCATCCATAATTTCCTGAGAAGGAGAACTATGATCTAGCTCTAGCTTATTATAAAAGCTAATAGCTTTGTCTTCATCTATGTTTATCATTATTCTTTCTGTTTGTTTTTAAATTCATTCAACGATTAAAATTAGCTTAGCACAACAGTATTATTGCTGTCAACAAAAAAGATACAGAATCATTTTTGAATTACTTTTAACTTATAAATAAGCGATTCCTATTTTTAATTTGGAG